CATTAGTCCCATCAAATAATATTGAAGAACTTCCTATTTTACTTTGTGCCGTTGAGTGCTGTATATCACCTAATGCTGTTATTGGATTTGTTGCACCAGCAAATTGACCTTTAATATGGAAACCATTAGTTCCAAATGTTAAGCCACTTACATCTTTGGGTATCCATATTCCAGAACTATTAAATTCACCAAAGCTATTGCAAGTTGTAGCTGTTCCATCAAGCAAAACTATTTCGGACATATAACCATCCATATATCTTGAAGTGTCTTGATTTCTTCTTCCGATTGAGTGTTTAACAGTATGGTTTGTCATACTGTCTTGATTTTGGTCTGGATAGGTTGTAGAACCAAGGTCTGTAACTCTATTTCCATTTACATATATTCTTGCCCTTTCTTCGTCAATAGGGTGACCAGAGTCATAGACACAAACTATATGATACCAAGCAGAAGTGTCTCTAAAAAATTGATTTGTTGCTAAATTTAATTTTGTTGAACTGCTTATTACAGAGTTAAATTTCAAAGTAGGTTCACCTCCAGAATTTCCATTAAATAGTATTGTGGTATAATTAGCTGAATCACTATCATCACCCGCTTGAAACAATGTAGCATTAGCATCAGTTATTTTGCTTCT